TTGTTAGCACCTCTCCATAAGCCAGCAAACACATCATCATCGTTGTTTGGTGTAGATGTAATAATACATTTACCACCTGTTGACAATGTTGGAGATAAGGAAGTCCAAAATTCTTGTGCTTTGTTTTGCGGTTCCACAAATGCAAACTCATCCATGTAAACTAAAGATAGAGACATACCACGTCCTGTTGTTTCTGTGGTTGTTTGTGCTATGATCCTTGATCCGTTGTCAAAATCCATTGATCCTTTATTGTAACTTGTTACACCACAACGTATATAATCAGGACATTCTTCATATGCAAATCTCACACGTTGCATAATATCTTGTGCGCCTTGATATTTGTGTGCCGCAATTAGAATCAAAACATCAGGATGAAACATTGCATACCACAATAGAAATCCTGCCGCACAGGTTGTTTTACCTGTTTGTCTTGCACACATGGCAATGGCAAATCTATTGTTGTTATATGTTTCAAGTAATCTTTCTTGAAAAGGATATGGATCAAACTTCATTCTACCTTTGGTAGGATGTTGAATCCACATATGAGATTTCATAAAATGTAAATAACCTGTTTTTGAATCTGCACACTTTTTCAAATCCAAAAGCGAATCTTCAGAATAGGCAGATTTTGAATAGGCTTTTTTTGTAAGATTTCCTTCTAAACTTTTTCTTTGCATGTTATTATTTATGTGCGTAGTTAATTCAATAAATTGTGTAAATCAATACTGTTTTGATTTCGTAAACTTACTTTGATAAAATCTCTAATGTAATCAAATCTTACAGAAAGTTCAGTAAAAAGTTCAGTATTCAAAGTCTGTTGTATTGAAGAATAACTGCTTTTTCCTATGTTGCTGAAGTAATCAACATTTAATCCTTTGTGTTTTCCGTAAGCAGGAAACACACCAGTAACAAATAAACAAGTGTCACCTAAATCTTTTGCAGAATACACATTTTTATTGTTTAAGTATTCTTCAGCAAATGATGTGCTAGGTAAAAAATCTGTTTTTTCCACATAAGACGACAACAGCATAACAACATATGATTCAATATGCTCTGGCAGATAATATCCATGTACATCTGACGTCTCACGAATTATATTGTAAAAGACGTATGTGTATTCATCTTTCATAAAAATATTTAAACTTTTATTGAAAAATTTATAAGATATGTTATTGTATGCTAAAATTTTTTAGGCGTGTATTAGAAATTTATAATTAGGAAATGTATTAGTAAAATTTTTATTACGTCTACGATCAATTTCATCTAAAAACTTTTTAGCATCTTTCCTCATTTTTGCAGTTTCAGACTTTGTCCATTTGTTTTCAAGAAAATAGTTTTTCAATCGCTCAATGTAATTAAACTCATTCACATCAGTGAGAGGATGCTGTTTGACAAATCTATCAATCATTTCAAATTTATTTGTCCAATAATCATCCTTGGGTAAATTTAGCACATTCAAGAATTTAGGACTGTGCAGTATGCTGACCCCGTACGAAACCCCCTTGTATTCGTGTTTTAAGCGGTATACATCCTCCAGAAACATCAACATGGTGTCTATGCTTAACATATTTGCTGTGACCATTATATGCAAGGATATGCCCGTCCTACGCACCATTTTACAGTGAGTTAACCAGTGACTGTACTTCATTCCTTCTCTGATGTACTCTGCTTGTTCTCCATACGCATCACAACTAGTGTGTATCAAAATATCATTCACACAACCTTGTTTTTTCAATTTGGACAATTTAGTCAATGCTGAAATAATGTCTTCTGTGCCTATTGCAAGATTGGTGTTTATTTCCAAAGTGAGATGTGGCTGAGGATTTACAAACAGATCATCTATCAATCTAAATGTGTTTTTGTTCAGCAAAGGTTCGCCGCCTGTGATTCTTAAAACTTTTAATTCTTGTTTTAATTCAGGCCACCACTGCCACCATGCTTCCACATAAGGATTGTGTTCTCTGTTCAAATAAGGTGTTCGATCTGTGTCAGCAATCCATTCTAGATTATTGTAACTGTCTTTGGTAGGATATGCTCCATGATGTTTGATTTCACTTAACCATTCACTACTGAATACCGGAGAACAATACACACATTTCATGTTACACACATTACCAAAACTGACTTCTACCTGAGCTGGTTTGGGATTTTCTTGCCATTTCATTTTAGACACTTGATCAAAATAAGGCATGGCCCATGTGCTGTTGCTACTTTTTTTGATTCGATCACTGTAGTGTTCTCCAACAGTGTCTTCCACAGTCCAACAATAGTTACATTCCGCTGGACGTTTGCCTTCCAACATCAACTTTCGTTGTTGCTTTTTGTAACTGGTATTATGTAATGCACTGGGATTGTGTTCTAGTTCTTCAACAGGTATTTTGTGTGTTTGTGGATGATGGCAACTGTGTGTATGTCCATTTTGCAAATGAATTGTTACCTGTTGCCACTTGGCTAGACAAAACGTTGGAGAGATCGTACTTAACTTCTGTTTTGTTTCTTCTAGTTTTTTCATGCAAACTCTTAATTAAAAGGCTTACTTAAAATATCATCTGTGTTGCCAGGGTTGTCAACGACATTTCTAAAATCGCTAAATGCTTTTCCTGGACTTTTTACGTAGTCAATTGCTTTTTGAACTCTTTTGTTTGTTTTCATAAACCTACTAAATGAAAGTTTATCTTTGTTGATTATATCTATCATGCCTTTTGCGTATGCTTTTACTAGTCGTGCTTGATCTTCGTTACTAACATCATCAACACCAAAAAATGGATCTTCTATTGTGCTTGAATTGATTTCTTTATTGATATCATCAATTGATTGTGCTTTTTCAACTTTGGCTAAATCTCTCAAAATATTGTTAACATTGCCTTGAATACCAATACCGCTTTTACCATTAGCATCTCTACCAATTCGGAAAATGTTTGTTGCAATTTTTCTAAATCTAGGACTTCGAATTAATCTGCTAGGAGCAATACCTGTTTCGCCTTGAATTGCTTGTAGTGTTGCAAGGTGTTGATTAGTCAGCTGAGTCAACAAAGCCATTTCTGACTTGCCTATTCTGTTTTCAGCTATTTTCAGGTCTTTTTTTTTGAATGCTCAGATTCGGCAACAAAATTTTTATATTCGTTCATCAACTCATTGAAAGCAGATTCATCTACCTCCTTGTCATTGTTGACTAATGGATTGTCACCGTTTTTTGCTGGAACATATTTGAACTTCTTCTGTTTTTTTACAGAAGTTGTAAAGTCGTCTTGCTTGTAAGTGTGTGCCCCAGTGTGAACCATTACGCTATCTTCTTTCATATCAATTTCCACATTTAAATCATCGTCTTGAAATGCTTTTTGTACTTCAGGCAATGTTGCTGTTGTTTCAACAGTGGCTTCTGCTCTGTTAAATTCATTTACATCAACTTCTGCATCAACAATGCCGGCAGTTCTCAATGAATACTCCAGTGATGACTGAATTGATCTATCTTCGTCAAGATCAAAATCACCTTCTTCAACTCTTACAATGTACTTGTGTTTCATTTCAATGGTGCCCTGTTGTCTTTAGTTAATGGTGATTTAGTTTTTGTATCATCTTCTTTGGGCTGACTTTCATCTTTGGCATCTGTAGTTGCTGGTTTGCTTAAAGGTCCTTCTACTTCAACCTTGCCTCTGTCTGGGTCATTATCTCTAAAATCTTTTAAATCTTTTAAAAAGTTCTCTTTGTGATCTTCGCCACTTACCGGTTTTTCAGTCTCTGACATTTTCATTTCTTCATCAGTGTAATCTTGACCTACTTTTGGTTCGTAACTTTCTGAATCTGCTGTCTGTCTTTTTACTTCTGCCTCTTGTTCCATTTCAATTGGATCGTTCGGACCTTTAACTACGATCGTTTCATATGCTATTGCTAACTTATCTGATAAGTTTCTTCTGAATGTCTCATAAGATATTGGCATGTTAGCTACTGCATCAATAATGTATACTTCTGCATTTTTAACTTTAGTACCAAAATCCAATGGATGCTCTTGCATGATTGTTTTAACTGGCTTGTTGATTGACACTAAATCGTATCTTTCAAGCTCACGCTCAATTATGTTCATCATGTCGTCAGTTACATCACAGGCAATTTTAATCCTAATAGGATTTTCCTGTACAGCTTCTGATAGATATTCTTTAAAAGTTTTCATACTATTATTTATCTTCCTTGTCGTTTTCATTTACTTTTTGAATCAGTTGTTCTAGCAATTTATTACGATCTCCTACAATATAGCCCTCTCCTTCAATAAATTCTTCTGTAGAACCCCCTGATTTTTGCTCCCATTGATCAACTCTTTGCTTTTTTAGTTGTAATTCAATCATACGCAGTTTTTTATCTGCTTTAGCATTTTTGGCTTCAATTGCATTTTTCATCATAGTTTGAGCTACCTCAAACATTTTTCCAGCATGTCTTGATTCAGAATTCATACCCAAATCCATTAGCTCTTTATAACTTTTCATTGCTTCCGTGGCGTACCCATCCATGTCATTATCATGGCTTTCTAAATCTTTTACCAAAGGCAGTGCTTTATCAATTTTTTCAGCTGTGGTTAGAGCTTTTTTAATTACTCGTTGTTCATCAATACTTTCCAGTTCTAGGTCAGCATGTGCCGCCGCTGATGAGCGATCTAAGTCACTAAAATCTTCATCGTCACTAGTTGCTTCTTCTATTGCTTCATATTCTGACAACGGTGTAGACAAAGTATTTTCTTCAATATGGTCTTTTGTTTGTTGCTCATTGAGAGCATCTTCCATACTTGGTAAATCAAATGTTTTTTCTAATTTTTTATTCATACTTACTTTATAACATAGATTGAGTCTTCATTCAAGACCCTAAATCTAATTCCTTTCCTCTTTGCCCATTCACCAGCCGCTATCCACTTTGATCTGTTTATTAAGTAGTTGGCTTTATCTTGCTGACTTTTAACACTTTCTAAAGTTGTTTGTTTTTTAGGTTTTATTTCAATCAGCTCGGCAATTTTTCTACCTTTCTTATTAATATATACCATCAAAAAATCAGGAACATACATAGATTGTTTTCCAGTAAAAGGATGTTTATATGGAATCCTTACTGGTTCGCTTGACCATTGTATCACATTTGGATGACTGTCACACATTCTCATAAATGTAAGCTCCCAACCAGATCTATATCTTGGTGCTCTTGACCCTATATATTTTTGGTCGTTTTTGACCTGATACGTGCCTTGATGAAATTTCATAACAAACTTATTTAAGCAATTATTTGACGCTTAACAAATTTGTTTGTATTCAATTCTGCATCTAGCTTTCTTCTAGCTATCTGACTTGTAAGAGGTCTATATTGATTTAATAATGCAATTCCAACTTCTGTAAATTGCAACGAGTCATCGTCAGTATCTTCAACTAGATCAATAAATCTTACACCAAATTTCTTAATAGCATCTAGGGCCAAAAGTGTATATGCTTCTAATAAAGAATCATTGTCTGTATATTTTTGAAATATACCTTTGATAATCTCATACTGTCTTGGGTTGATTGTTTCTTCTTCTAAAGACAGATTTGATAAAATTAAACTTGTAATATCCTGTGATTGATTTTGCGGTTGTCCGCCTGTAATTTTTTTTGCAATAGTTCCAAATGAAGTTACTATTTGACCTATGCCGCCAACTGATTCTATTGTTGATGTACTGTTTCTAACTTGATTAATTGCCATTACTTACTCAATCCTGTAAAACCAGTAACTGCACTTTTTGTACCTGATTTAACTTTGTTTACTACACTTGCTTTTGCATTTCCAATGCCATTCACAATGTCATTACCAGCTGATGAAATTGAATTACTAACTTGACTTAAAGACAGTTGTGATTTTCCATCTTTACCTTTGTCTCCGTTGGCTCCTTCTTTATCATCTTTTTTGCTGATTGCAGGTGGCTTTTCACTTGACACTGATGCTGGTGTATCTAAAAAATCTCCTGCTGATTCTTCAAACATACTTTCTAATGGATATTCTGTTTCTGCTGAATCAATAGGTTGTGCAATTTGATCAATTAAAAAGTTTTCGTAATTAAAACCAAAACTTAAATTCATTATACCACTAGATGCAAAATCTAATTGATCCATATCAAATCTTGCTAGTCGTGGATATATAACTCTTGTTTTACTATACATTGCTCCGGCAACTTGATATATGTCAATATGCTTTAACAATCTACTGTGAAAATTTCTATGTGTAGCAAGACCAAAATGATGACTTTTAACAAACTGATCTTCTGTTTGATACAAGTTTCTATTATAGTTGTGATCTTCTGATCTTGGTTCTCCTGATATTCCAGTTTTCTTTTGTGTTAACCTAGCACCTTGAAATTCAAACTCATATAACAGTTTTGCAAATTTTAATCCAAGACCGTCGTGTGTGTCATACATTCTAAAAGTCAAAGGATCAAAAGTAACTGATCTGTTAACTACTCGTTTTCTGTTATATTGATTTAGAACTGTTTGATCAACACTAAATTTTGGTTGATCAACGCTGTTTACAAGAAAATGTAATCTGTCTCTATACTGATTTAATTCACTGTATAAAGTTCGTAAGTGCTCGGGAACCGAGATTTGATACATGCTAAAAGTTACAATAAACTGATGTGCTTGTCTCGGAGCCGGGTCGTGATTCGAGCCGCGAAGATAAAGATTCGCGGCTCTGTTAGCTGGTTTTAAAACTGCCATATCCTAATACTCCGCTTGTGTGTTCAAACTGATAGTAATTATTATACTAATCCGCCTGAGCCACCTAAACCAAATAGAGGGAATAATGTATCACCTGGTGCTTGATGTATTGCATTATCATATTTCAGTGTCAAGATAACTTGTACTGGTTCTGATACTGCATAATCACCGTCTGAATAATCAACATTCTGTAAAAAACAACCTTCTAAGTCCCACTGTTCTAGTTCAGTGTCATTAGTACCATCTAAGATTTCAATTTTAGTTCCAAACTTGTAAACTGATCCTGATGTTGCTGATGTCTGTTCAAAGTGGTTTAATTGTTTCTGTACTTGTTGACCAACAAGTTTTGAAATGTTGTTGTTAACATCATCTCTAAGTGTTACGTTGACAGCTTCCCATGTGTGTTTGCCTTGCATATATGCAACTGAGTTGTATGAATGAATTGGCACTTCTTCATGGTTAATTTTTGGTCTCGTAACTGACATAACCTGCTGGGTTAATTGCAGAGGTGACGCACCTAGGTTACCAAAGTTAGTAAATCTAACTCTGAATCTGTATTTTAGTTTTGGCTGTAAAATACCGCCTCTACCTGTTGATCCATCTATTGGTACACCAAATTTTGAAAGTGTTGCCATTTTGTCTGCTCTCCTTAATAATAGTATTTACTCTTTATTAACTTATACAAATTTTTTTGTACGTTTTTAAAGGTAAATTAAAGGGATAAGGTTCACTTACCCCTTTATTTTATTAGCTTAACTTGTTAAGCTCTCCCCAGTGTTTTTAATACGTAACGGAATGTAAATGAACTCAATTGCTTTTACTGGTTGAATAGCAATATCAATATACAATTCGTTTCTATCAATTCTTGCACCTGTGTTGTTTGTTTCATCACAGACTACTAAGAAATCAAATAGTGCTCTCTTAGAAACAAGATCTTCCATAAATCTGTTGAAAGTATCAAGTACTTGATCTCTAGTGATTCTGTCATTTGGTTCAAACAAGAATGGTTTAGCCAAGTTATCAAGTTGATATCTTAAGTAGACAATCAATCTTGCAACATTAACTCTATCCAATGCTGATGCAACCGGTGATAGTGTCTTTTGTCCGTATACAACTAATCCTCTGTTTGGAATAAACGCAATTGGATTAATCTTGTTAGAGTATAGTGTATCTCTTTGACCTTCTGACAATGTCACTGCTTGGAACTCTTCTTCGCCAGTAATATAACCAACTGATGTTGAGTTATCTACTAGTCCTCTTGTGTATCCAGCTGGTGCAAACCATGGAAATGCCACTTGGTCATTAAATGCAATAGTTCTCATTGCAATATGACTTGGTGGAACAACCACGTTGTTACCTGCTAAATCAGAAGTGAATCCTGATGGATAATATAAGCCAGCATACGCAGATCCTGACAGTAATCCATCTTCACCGTTTGTTGGTGCATTGTTGGCATTGGTTGCCCAATTTTGCACTGATGTTCCATCTGGTGCTAGTCTGAATGGTGTATCACCTAACACAAATGCAGTTTGTTTTCTGTCTGTGCTTAATGTAATCATTTCATCTAGCAGTTCTGGATAACCAGGTGCCGCAATTAAGTTGAAGAATCTTGATTCTGCTCTGATGTCATCGTTACCTTGTAATGCACCTTGCATCTCAGTTACAATAACATTTCTTTGAGCTCTTCTACCCATGTAAGGTGAACCATCAGTTTTTAAACCTGAAGCAGTTACCCAAACATTACCATTGTTTGTATTATCAAACGTGTAATTTGTTGTGTACTTCTTAACGTTGTAACCTGATAACCTTGTGTTGAATAGTATGATTCCTGCTGGATAAACAGCTGGGTCTGGAGCATCAGAATGGAAGTCTGAGTATTGAGCTCCCCAATCTTGATCGTCTTCATTTGCTCCGCCTGGGTTACCTACTGCATCACCAAACACAACACCTGATGCTGTGCTTTGATCTGCATTGTCTAACAGTACCCATTTGCTTGTTGTTCCATTGTATTTGTAAATTTTTGGATATACATCTAATTCATCTGTGTCAATCCAAATATCACCATCTGAAAGTGCGGCATTGGCTGAGTTTGTTGTTGGCTCGCCCGATACCATTTGCAAGTCTCTTAAACCACCTGAAGCAACTGATGAAGAATTGTACTTGTCTTTTGAGTTAGCATAAGCTAACCATTTCATAGTACCGCCATCATTTTCTGCAATATATAAGTCTGCATCTTGCTCAGTTTTGTACCACATTGTTCCATTTACTGGATCCGATGTTGGTGCTGAAGCTGATGCTTCATATGTTGCATCTGACCAAAGTGATTTGTAAAAGAATGCTGTTGCACCCGATGATGTATTATCAGTAAATCCAAGATCAGCTGTTGACACACCTTTTGTGTTTGTGTCATCTGTACCATCTTGAATGTAAACTGCATATCCACCTGTTCTTGTAAGTCTTAAGTACTGTCTTGTAGCACTTACATAATCAATATCAGCTGTGATATTTGCTGAAGCTAACGCACTCACATTATTAATTGCAGTAACAATATCATTTAGTGTGGCAGGATTGCCGGCACCTGCTGATGCTGTAACTGTAACTGTTTGACCGTTTACTTCAAATGCAATGGCAGTGTTTGAACCACCTGTTGCTACACCGCTGTGTAATGAAGTTGCATTACCACTTGCTACAGTTGATACACCAGAACCTCTAACTCTTACTTCGTATTGAATTTCCGGAGTTGCTGATGCACCGCTGTATAGTTCAATTGATTTCTTACCAAAGTCTGTTGATGATAAAGTTGATGCTGTTGATGTAAAGTTTGCTTTTAATTCATTAGCAATATTTCCATCGTCAAAGTCATCAAATCTAACATATACGTCATTTGCCGCTAAACTGCTACCTTCTGTGGCTGTTGCCGCATCGTCTCTTGAATAAACATTTGCAGTTTTGCTTGACCATGAACCTGTGCCTGTGCTGTATGATTTAAACACAATGTTTGCGCCTTGTCCACCTACTGTGGATTTTAACCAAACATCTTTGTAACTACCTGATACTGCTACAGTTGGTGGTGTACCTGTACCTGGCTGAATGTAAACGTTGGCACTTGTTGCTGATTTCCATGATGGTGCTCCCACAACTTCCCATGTACCAGAAACTTTTTGATAAAGTCTAGCTGGTGAAGTTGAAGCAACTAAGGCATAGTCTAAGTCTTGACCATATGTTGATACCGGGTCACCGTTTGAAGCAACTTTACCACCTGCTGTTCCTGGTGTGTCAAGAAGCACTGTTGGCTTTAACTTTTCCCATGAACTTGATGATGTATTTGCTGTAAACAGACCCCAGTCTGTGTTAACTGTGTCTAACCAATATGTTCCATTTGTTGGAGCAAGTTTTGGTGCACTTGAAGAACCTTCTAACTCATCTAAATCTACGTCTGCTCTTACAACATACGCTCTGTTAGAGATTCCTAAGTATGAATAAGTTGATAGCAAACCATACTCATTTCTTTCATCACCGTGTAGCATTGTGCCTTGTAGTGATTTGAATGATGGTTCGCCAAAGGTTGTAACCAGTTCTCTTTGCGAGGTAACCAAAAATGGTTTACCTACATTAGCTGATGTGGTACCAACAGCAGTATTGCCTGTGCTTGGATCTGTTTTGTCCTGTGCAGTAGCAACAACTACTAAAGGTACTGTACCTTGACCAGCTGATGCATACATTGATTCGTCAATGACTGAAACTGATACACCTGGTGATACTAAAGTTGGCATGTTTTATTTCTCCCTACTGTACATAGACACTATAATGTGTCTATTCTTTAATCTATATTGATATTTAGCCATTCTTGATAAAAAATGGCTTAACTAGTACCCCTTTAAAGGTATTAAATAACTACAGTATGACTATGAAAAGCGATATAAAGCACGTTAGACCACTATGTATTTCTTGCAAGACTAGACCTGCGGCTTTCAATTATAAGCGTAAAGAAAAAGTTTATTATCGTAAAAAATGCGATCAATGTATTAAAATTGATTCAGGTAAAAAAACAAAATACAACTATTCTTGGATTAAAAGCGGTTATAGAAAAAAAAGTATATGTGAAAAATGCGGATTTAAATCTAAACACCCTGCTCAAATGGACGTTTATCACATAGATGGTAATTTAAAAAATGCAAGTTGGAATAACTTAAAAACTATTTGTGCAAATTGTAGTCGTATCAAAAGTATTGAAGAAGTAGGGTGGGCACAAGGTGATTTATTACCAGATTAATAATTGCAAGTAATTTCTGTTTCGGGTTTAATTTGATCTTGAATAGGCTTTTCAATGTCAAATTCTTCACTAACAGATGCAGAAGGTTTGAATTCACAGTCTGTAACTGTAAAACTACAGCCTTGTAATAGCAAAAAAGCAACTATAATAAAATATTTTTTCATTCATCATATTTATTAAGAATGGTACGCCTGGCGGGAGTCGAACCCACATCGCTCTCTAATCTGGAGACTGTGCCGAGTATAAGCCGGGTGTTTTACCGTTAAACTACAGGCGTATTTTGGTGCCTCCGGCGAGACTCGAACTCGCACGACTGTAAGTGTCGACGGATTTTAAGTCCGTTGTGTCTACCAATTCCACCACAGAGGCATTTGTATTGATCACATTTTAGAATCAAATGTTGATTGCAAATCTGGACCAAATTTTGACTTTTTGTTCTCTTCAATCTCCTTGTAAAAATTATCTACAACTTCTTTGTCTTCTTTAGACAACCCTGGTTGTTCATTAAACTTTGGGTGTGCAGGATAACCTTTTTCAAACACAGGATCTCGACGTTGTTTTTGTTCATCAGTGGCGTATTCATTAATCTGAAAAACTTGACACATCATGTCTTCAAGATCATCAAATCGATGTGTGTAGATTGTTTCCATTGACATGAGAAAATTATCAATTTCATCATTGGTCATTTCTTCACGTTGCCAAAGCCTATCACGGAATAGTCGAATGTCTTCTAGTACCCAGCTGGCTCGCATAATTTTTTCTTCAAGATCAAAACGGTCAGGCACTGATTGTACTCCTTTTATCAAAATTACTATCATAGTAACTACGAAGATGTTCTGTGATTAGATATTCTTGAACTGCCTCAACAAATTGATTATATGTTGGCACCCTATAAGGTGACCAATCAATATCAGCTGTTGTCAATTGATTCCCTTTTGGATCGGTTACAATATGCCAATTCTTTGTTGTGCCGTCATCAGGATCAATATCATGATCTAGAAAATATTGAAACCCGTGATACTCATATTCGGGAGTCATTTTGTCACCTATTTTTTGAGAAAAGTTCGAAATTCTTTCATACATGATCGTGTCAAATCATTGACTTTGTATATCACGTATTCTTTTGATGTTGTGTTGTAGAAACCAACTTGGTCAACACGACCATCTTTTTTGTTTTTGTTAATACAGGCCTCAATATGCTGAGGCTTAGACTTCTTCACGAGGCCAAAAAATTCGCTAACGAATTGCTCTGACATTTTACTTTTTCCTTCTTGTCTATTAGTGGAAGTTCTCTTACTGTTCTATTATAGTACGACAGGTTGATTAATCTGTCAACCGTTTTTGTGTGATTTTATTTTTTCTATAACTTGTTGAGTTTGTAGACGAAGATCTTCAATTGAAGAATTATTTTGAATTTTGTAGTCAAATTTTTGATTTACCCAGTCCCATTCACTTTGATGAATTCCCATGTCTGACAGACTGTGTTGACTAAATTGATCTCCAGAAGCGGCATCAACAGCCATTTGATACCAGTGCGGTTCATCACCTCTTTGTACTCTTACAATGTAACCGCCAAGTGCTTTGATGAGACCAACTTCGTTTTTAAAACGACAGTCACTGATAATTGTTGGTTTCATACCACCAGCAACATATCTATTTTCCATACTGTAAAGCCATATGTTAGGATTAAAACTATCTCTAAAAACTTCTGTGCCAATTAATTGTAATGCAAGACGAGGAGTAAATTTTCTTAATCCAAGTTTACTGCTCCACCACGGATCAATTGATTCTCTAAAGGCTCTACTTTGATTGCTATCACCTTCAAGCATTTCACGTGGCCATCCAAAAACATTTGCAACTGCATCTTTTAACGGATCAGCAAACGATTCGTGTTTGTATCCATTTTCTTTAAATACTTCTGCAACAGTATCTTTACCGGCGCCGATGAAGCCAACTATTCCTACAATCATAAGTTTATATTAACAATCTATTTGTTTTTAGTCAAGTGATTTTTTATTTTTTTATCCAATTACAAAAGTTAATGGATCTTCGCCTGTGCCGTAAGTTTCAATATCTCTTTCAAGTTTTTCAATAGCAACCTGTGCCTCATTTTTTAAATCTGCACCATTTAATGAAACGCCGCCGGCGGCACCTGGAAGTGTACTGAATTTACTGTAGGCTTGACCTAGCATCATTTTACACTGTGCCAGTGCATAGTCTCTTATCCAAGGCTTGCTGTATCTTTGATCAATTAAAGTTTCAACTGGTTTTTCCATATAGACTTGTAGTAAAACATGCTCTTTGTGTCTAGGTCTTCTCATTAATATCAGCTTTTGTTTTTCTGTAACATATTTGAAATTTAGATATCCGCCAAACAATCTTCTTACTGTTTCTTGGTACTGAGCAAAGGCATCCCATGTCAATAAGCCACCAATTCTACCGCCTTGTAAAAAGTAAAGATTTGTATATGCTAACTCAAAAGGATCAAGATCTACCGAACTTGAAGATCCTGCTACAGATCTTCTAAAGATTTCCTTAACTTCAATTACTTCAGATGCTAGTGTATACTCTTGAACATCTGGTTGTAATTCTAAATGAATATATGCTTCTTCAGTAGAATTTGAACTTTTTTGCCTATATTTGTCTACAGCAAGATCAATAGCCTGTTCGTAGTGCTTTGGATCTAGCTCAACATCAACCATACCGTCACCTAAAAGGTTACGAATATCGCTTATAAGTTCTTGTCTGTTTGTTTTCTTTGTAGCCATGTTAATAGTATTTATATAATCAGACAAATACAATAAATACTTTTACAAGGATTAGACATGCCAAGATTAAGTTTATGGAAACCAAATAAAGGTAACGATTACAAATTAATTGATCGTGTAGTAAAAGAACACCTATATGCAGGTGGTACAGGGGTATTTGTACACAAATACCTAGGCCCTCACGTGAATACAGATAGTATTTCACATGATCAGCCAAAAAACAGTACTGTTGGACCTGCAAATATACAAGATTTATTGTTTTTAGAAAATCGTGATAGAAAATACGATAGCGATGTTTACGACCTTAGAGGCAGTTATTCGTTAAATGATCAAGATTTTGATTTAACTCAGTTTGGACTATTTCAAACAAGTGATGTAATTTATGTTACTTTTCATTTAAACAGTATGGTTGAAAGCCTTGG